CTAGACGATTGCAGAGATTCCCGTGATGGCCCGGCCGGTGACCAGGGTATTGATTTCGTAGGTGCCTTCATAGGAGTAGATAGCCTCGGCGTCTGCGAAGATCTTGGCCATTTCATAGTCGGTGACGATGCCGTTGCCGCCGAGCAGGTTGCGACCCATGGCGACGGTCTCACGCATGCGAGCCGTAGTGAAGGCCTTGGCTAGGGCCGATTGCTCATCCTTGGCCAGACCTTGATCCTCGAGCTGGGCTAGGCGGACCATCATGCCCATGGAGCTGACGGTGTTGCCGAGCATCTGCACCAGTTGATCCTGCACCATCTGGAAGGAGGCAATGGGGCGGCCAAACTGCTGACGCTCCACGGCGTAGCGGCGGGCAACATCGAACGCTGCCAATTGCTGACCCACCGCCTGCCATGCAACTGCGAGTCGCGTGACCTTCAGAACCTTGTTGGTATCGCGGAAGCTATTGCCGCCGGCGAGCTTGAATTCGTGCGGAACAACCACGTTATCTAGCAAAATGTCGGCGTTCTGAACTGTGCGCAGAGCGATCTTGTTTTCAATCTTCGTGGCACTGTAGCCGGGCAGTGAGGTGTCCACCATGAATGCCTTGACTTGATCGTCCGCAACGTCGCGAGCATAGATGACAAGCCAATCGGAGAACGTGGCGTTGCCGATCCAGCGCTTGGCGCCGTTGAGGATCCAGTTGTCGCCGTCGCGGACGGCCGTGGTCCGGGTACCGCCAGCTACATCGGAGCCACCCAAGGGTTCGGTCAAGCCGAAGGCGCCGATCTTTTTCATGGCGTAAATATCCGGCAGCCAGGCGGCCTTTTGCTCCTCCGAGGCCAGTGCCTCAATGGAGCCGGTGAACAGACCGTCATGAACGCCCATGAAGGTGGCAATGGAAGCATCTGCCCGAGTGAATTCTGCGTGGACAATGCCGGCGAAGACATTGGAGTAGCCCTGATGGCGGACCGGGCTCATGAGGTTGGCCTCAGCCAGCTTGGGAATGAGCTCCATAGGGAATTCGCCACGGTTCCAGCAATCAACGGCAATGGGCCTGACTTCCTTGGCCAGGAAATCACGGATCTCCTGCAGACGCTCCCGCTCCTTCTCGGAGAGCAGTTGCTCGAACCCATAGAAGTCACCATCGGCGTAGGGAAGGTTGTTTAGGTCTACAGCAGCCTTGGGCACGGGCATTCCTTTGCTTGAACTCATCATTGAACAGTCATCACTCGGCCAGCGCCGAACATGTTACTCACCAGTAACATACAGCACGAGCGTGACCTGAGCAACATTCAAACCCACACTGAGGGTGGCTGTTAACGCAAAAAATCCCCGGAATCGTTAAGATTCCGGGGATTTTGTACATGTAGGGCCACTCGGACTTGAACCGAGGACCTTAGGATTAGCAATTGCCGCTTTTCACCACATTTCACTGCCTTGCAGGAACGCCTAGAACACGGGGCAGAATGAGGAAAATGGCAGCTAATTTCCTCGTGACACTTGCACCAAATTGCACGGTTTCCGGTGGGTAAACGGTGGGCGACACAAAGCCTTGCACGGCTTTGCCGGAAGGTCGGAAGGCCGTTGTCAGAGCGCCAATGTAGGTTGGTGACATGACCGAAATAGCTGAGCGACAGCGCATCGAGGATCTCGTACTCATGGCGCATGCCTATGCCGCTCCGGAAGGAGCAACGGCCGGGATGGATGCGGCGGAAGCAACGATCAAGGGACGGCGTAGCCCATTGGCCCCGGAGTACTTGAAAGAGCTGAGAGAACGCGTCGTCTTCTTTTTTATGGCTGAACAAACCCGAGACATCGGGTACGTAAGGCTCGGTGAGAGCGTCCGCGTGGCTCGAAGGCTCGAAGCACATTTATGGGCAGAATTCCGCGCCCGGAACAAGAACCTAGAAAACTGATTCTCGGACTTACTGCCTTGGCTGGTGGGCTTGGTAGTAGTCAATGGCTGATGGTGGAATGCGCCACGGGCTAGTCCGACCGCCGGTCTTGTAAGCACCTTTAAGTGCTTGGGTTCGGCAGTGGCGGTTGATCGCTTCAACCTTTTCCTCGAGCATCTCGGCCACTTGCTCCGGTGTGAACGCCCGCTTGGCAGGAGTGGTCCCGGGGTATTTGCTAGTCATGCTTCAAGCTAACCCCGCATAGCCAAGCGACACATCATCATCGCCTTGGCTGTGTCCGCTGGTAATGGTCAATGGCCGCCGGCGGGATCCGCCAAGGGGCTGTCTTGCCACGGCCTGTCTTGTACGCGCCTCTCAATGCCTGGGTGCGGCAGTGGGTGCGGATCGAAGAAACCGGCTCTTGCAGCATCTCTGCAACCTGCTCCAACGTGTATGCGCGTAGTTGGATCGGCAGAGGTTTCGGTTCAGGCACTCCGCTTGGTGTCGTCATTCCTGAACTTTAGCAACCGGTCCTCTCTAGCTATCTGCCAACCCGCTGGTAAGCCGAATTCTTATCAGCAGACCTGATGGCACTGTTTGCTTCTGAAATGGCGACGGACTTCACCACTGCTTGCACCTGCTCGCCTGTCCATGGGTTCTCAACAACAACGGTTGCGTTCAATGAAGGCGAAGAGGCACCGCCACCACCCGCTGGCATGAGTTGACGGGACGGCGTCATGATCGCGCCGATGGCGCCACCCGTTGCGTGTCCGGGGATGCCGCCGCTCTGTTTGAGCCCTGCCCTGAACTGGTACACGGCTTGCTGCCCGCCCATCATCTGAACCTCAGCAGCAGTGAACATGTGCTCACCGTTTGAGGCCATGATCGGCACATCATCCGAGGTACCAGTGCCCGGCCCATAGATCGCACCACCCGTAGCTCGTCCCGGAATCCAAGACCCCGGCCCGGTGTTTAGAGGATCACCGCTGTATGGGGTGCCGTGCTGCTCAAAAAGCGACACAAACTTGGTAGTTACTTCCTTGTAGCCAGGGATGGCATCCATGGCATCCTTGGTTTCCTGCGCCTTCCCACGCGCCTGGTCATCCATCCACGTCTTGATATCAACACCATCCGGGACACCCAGCACCTTACGTGCGAGAATCTCCGCTGCTGTTCCGGTTATCCCCATATCGTTGGCCGCGATGATCAAGTCATCATGGGTTTGGGTCAACTTGGCCTGTAGCTCGTCCTGGCCCAGCCCTTCCCGTGCCTTGGCTTCTACCTCGTTCATGCCCTTCTGGGCCAAGTCTTGAAATGCTGCGTTGGCCTTGGCGCCGGCCTCGGTGGCGGTGTCAAAGTCGGAGCCGTTCTCTAGGAGGATTGCGCCCATTGCCCCGCCAGCGTTGTAGATCTCCTGCATGGTTGGGGTGATGTTTCGGAGCGCCTCGTGATACGCGGCGTTCGCCTCGCGGGATGACATGGTGGCCACACCCATAGCGAATAGCTGCTCAAGGAACTTGTCGTAGTCCTCTACAAGGCCAGATACTGCCACGCCGGTTTCTTCGACACCAGTCTTCATGACGTCCATTGCACTGGTGGCATCTGTCAGGGCCTTGGGCGCCTGGCCGAGTGCGTAGTTGAGGAGGTCTTGGCCCTCCACACTTTCGCCGGCTGCGGCCGCAGTTTCCTTGAGTGCAGATTTGTAGGCGGGGACACTGTCGAGGGCTTCCTGTGCGCCCTTACCGTTTTTCTCAAACTCTTTGGTGAGGAGCTGGAAGTTGGCAGCGGCGTCCTCCGTGTTGCCTGAGGTGACCAAACCTGCCATGGCTACACCGATACCTGCGAGGCGGTCTTCGACCTGTCCAAGCTCGGACTGCATACCGATGAGCTTGCCGAATGGGTCTTGGAATTTTCGCATGTTGTCCCAGCCGCTGGGGTTGGCGACCTTTTCCACAGCATCGGCCAGGCTGTTTATGCCGCTTACGGTGCTGATCCCAGCCATGCGGTCCCAGCTGCTGAATACGGAATCCAGATCGCTTGCCTTAGCGTCCGCGCCAGCCTTTGCTACCTTGGCGATGGCATTGGCGTAGTCACCGGCCTCGGTGACTTGCTTGTCTCCCAGAGCTTCGGAAGCGAGGGCAAGGGCAACCATTGCGATGCCAGCGATACCAGCTGCTTTGCCGATCTTGCCCAGCGTTCCGGGGATCATGCTGCCGGACGTGTTGAGGGTTTGTAAAGCAACCCGGGTAGCCGCAATGCGCGGTATCAGCAGCAGCAACCCGCCACCAGCCAATGCGGCAATACCGACCACGCCAGCGAACACGGTGATGGTGCCCTGGACTACCGGGTTCATGTCACCAAACATGCTGGCCAACCCGGCCACAGATTCAGCCATTCCAGCGATGATGGGTAGCATTACTGCGCCCGCGTCGATAGCGGCGTCCTTGATGTTGTTCCAAGCCACCTTCACCTTGGAATCGGCTGTGTTGTACCGCTTGGTGGCTTCTTCAACAAGAGCCGTGTTTTCCTTCCACGCCGTCGAACCCAGATTCAGCGAATCATTCAACAGGTCACCGGAGGCCGCGAGGGACAGCATGACCTGCATGTCTTCGGTGCCCTTGAGTCCCACATCCTTCATCGTTTCGACGACGTTGCCGCCTTCGTCCTTGATACGGGATAGCCCTTGGTTGACGGCATCCATTGCCTTGACCGGAGACTCTCCGAAGGCCTTGCCGAACTCCTCCGCGGACATACCAGCAGTCTTGGCAAAAGCGTCCAGCTTTTCGCCACCACCCTGAATCGCGCCGTACATCTTCAGGAGGACACGGGTGGCCACGCCACCACCGAGTTCGGCTTTGACACCCATGGAGGCCAAAGTGTTGGCCAGTGCCAGGACTTCGGTTTCGCTTGCACCCACGGTCGCGGCCGCACCGGCGATACGTTGCGCCATGGAAAGGATTTCAGCCTCAGTGCTCGCACCATCGTTACCAAGGGCAACAAGTGCGGAGCCGAAGCGGGCGACACCCAAGGATCCTTCACGCGCCATGGTGCCCATGACGTTGCTGATTTGGGCGATGTTGGTTGCCGCATCCTCGGCTGTCAGGTTGGTGGAAACGCCAAGGTCGATCATGGTTTTCGTGAAGCCGACTACATCTTCACGAGCCACACCAAGCTGGCCGGCAGCTTCTGCTACACCAGCGATTTCGGTGTGCGTGATCGGCAGGGTTTTCGCTAGTCCACGGAGGGACGCCTCAAGCATGTCCATCTGCTCGGGTGTGCCATCAACGGTTTTCGTGACGCCGGTCCAGGCTGTTTCCCAGTCCATGGCAGCCTTGGCAGTCGCACCGAGAGCAGCGACGGTGAGCGCCCCAGCCTTGGCAAAGGCGCCACCTGCTTGGTTCATGGCCTCGGTGTTGGCAAGAACGTTGCGGCGAGTGTTGACTACCTGCCGGGCAACGTTGTCTGTGGCTGAGGCAGCGGCGCCCATGCCCGCGGTGTAGCGGGACACTTCGGCTTCGAGACGGACAATAACGGAACGGACGGACATGGTTCTCCCGGGATAGTTGAAAACTTTCCACGGTTTGAATTCAGTTTGTCCGGTGAGATATCGCCGGTAGTTCCGCGCTTCCGTGCGACGGAATGATGATCCCGCTAACAATTCGTTCTAAGGCCCCTTGCGGCCATTCCGTTTTGTTCACTGGCTATCCATGACCTCGGTACTACCGACCCCACCCATATCCACCGCTTACCCACCGGAATGCACAATGACAGTGCCTCATGCTTGAATGACGACATGACTAAATTGGGGAACACATTCAGGATTTCAATGGCCCTGGCGGCACTCATGTTGGCCGGGTGCACTGCGCCGGCCACTGTTGCAGTATCGCCCGCTCCCATCCCCACTACTGCGCCACCAACCAGCGCACCAGCGGTGGAAACCAAATCGCGGGCTGAACAGATTGACGACATCTACGTCGGTTCACTCCAAGAAGACAATCCCGGGCTTACCGTTGCCGAACCTGCGGACCTGATCGACATTGGCAAGGGTTTCTGCACCATGTACGACGGCGGCGCCACAAGCTCTGACGTCAACAGCTACATCCTGACGGCCGCGGGCTTTGCATACACGGTCAAAGAGCTTGTATCAATGCACGGCGGGGCCGTTGGTGCTTACTGCCCCGAGCACTTAGACAAGCTCGGAGGGTAGCCAAGCTGGCGTCCGTCTGGCGGACGTCATCCTCATTGAGCCGAGCGGCAATTAGGCTGTCTCTTTCTTGAGTGCCGCACGTGCTGCGGCTCGTTCCTTTGTGGCGGCACGTTTGGAAGTCATGGCTTGGTGCACCGTGTAGACCTGTTTGAGCTGGTAGGTTTTGGCTCCATTGTCAGCGATGCAGGCAATGAGTTTGCGGCGCGATGCCCAGTTCTCGGCGTCCTTGGGTGCAACGAATACCTGCAGCGAATGAAGGGCCCGCACGATCTGCGGTAGGGGTGCTGTAACGTGCCAGGCTTCGCTAATCATCCATTGCTTCTGCTCGGCAGTGTCGAACCGTTCGCGGCATTCTGTGCATTGTCCCCAACGTGCGTCCGCGACAGCCTTCAAGTGCCCACCACAGCCAGAAGGGCACGGGCCAAGGTCGACGCGTTCCTGTGAATGGTCCGATGCCAGCGCAAGCGGGTGGAGGGCGTCGGAGAGTTCAAGGGCCAAGTCATACGCCCATGTTTGGCGCCGAATAAGGGCCATCGTCTCGGGCCTAAGCATCCATGCGGCGATGGTGTGCGGTTCACGTGAGGTGGGGCGAACCGTCGGGATCTGTGCCCCCCAACCCGTGAGGACGGCTTGCAGGGTCATGACATGGTCAAGGACGCTGATGTTCACCGGCTCGACGGAGGAGGCCTTGCCGCCATTGCTACCAACCGCTTTCGTTCCGACGTCGCGTCGCTGCAGGGTGGCCAGCACTGTGCCGTAAACGTCGAACACGCGACGTAGTTGGAACTCCAAGTCAAGAGTGCACTCATGGCAAATGAACCAACCCGTGGCGAGCATGGCGCCGCACCCGGCGCAGGGCGTGCCGCTCATGCCCGGTTCTTCGCGACAAGGCCCTCATATGCGGCCTCGTTCGCCGCCCGTTCGGCTTGCTTCTTGAGCGTGGCTAGGGGTGTCACGGTCATTGAGTCGCGCCATTGTCCGTTCGTGGTCCTCGTAGTGAGGTCTCCCCATTGGATCTTGTCATCGTTGAGGAGCTCGAGGCGTCCCTTGCCCATGATGGCGATCTGTGACGGCTCGTCGAGATTGTCGAACCAGGCTCGGGCGTCTGGGAACGTATCAGCCGGCTCCTCGACATCAAAGCCGAGATCTTTCCATGACTTGGTGACTGGCACGCGGGCGCAGCGGCCTTGGTGGTGGTCGAGCGGACCGGGTTCGTCGGCATCGTGCATGGTGCCATGGTTTGCGAGGCAGGACGGGCACGTGCGGCCGCTCAACGACGCTGACCACCGCCAGCCCTCGAGGATGTCCTTGTTCGCCGTATCGGCCAGCAGCGCCCCTGCGCGGTGCATGTCTAGGGTTTCGTTGCGGGCAATCATCACGGCCCGGGTGAGTCCCCCGTTGAAGCGACCTTCAGCGCGTTTGATGATGCGCTGCCCAGTCTTGCGCGGGTTATTGCCGAGGGCGATCCCGCGCACCAGTTCAGACTTCATCATGCGCACGACGTCGTCAGCCAGCGGCCGGGTGTCTTTGTGGATCTGCTGCAACGTCCTGGCCACCAACGCGTCGATGGGTGCCGCTGTGAACTTGTCCATGACGACGTTGACGTGCGCCGCCGGTAATTGTGACCCAATCATGGCGGCTTGGACGGTGCGACCATGACCCGCCACTGTGGGTAGGTCGGCGCCAACAGTCACACCAACACTGTCCGCGAGCTCCACAAGACGTTGGCGTGCAAGCTGCAGCGCTTTAGCGAGGCGGGCGTTGCGGGCGACAGCGCCCCGCGGCACCTTCCCATCCTTGGCACTCAGGAACACATCAGCCATGGCTGTCTCAAGCTCCGGTGCAAGTTCATCCCAAGTAGCTACCCAGGCAGTCACGAGGGCCAGATAATGGGCGTCAGAGATGGCGAGGAGTTTCTTCCTAGCCTCGGCGGACAGTTTCAAGGTTTCCGGGGTTATGGCCATTTGCCAAGTCTTGCGGCCACGGCGTGGCCGGTACTTCCGTGCTTCCGCACGCCGGAAACACTATCCCGCTAAGACAACAATCGCAGGTGCAAGGCTGGCTACCGTGCCAGAAATACAGCAAAAGGGAGGGTACGTAATTCTACGCGCCCTCCCAAATCCACCGCTTACCCACCGCTTTATTCCGAGTGCTGCTCACTAGGTTCGACAATTGCCTTGAAGAGCTGGCCACTTCCGACGCCCATCAATGTGAGACCCACCAGCGCAACGATTCCAAACATGATCCAAGCTGGCGCCCAAATCAGCGCCCATTGGAAGAGGAAGTACAAGGCAAGCCCGAGAACAATCCCGATCAAAACTAGTGCAGCGACTGTGTTTCCATCTATCTTGCGTTCGTATTTTCTGCTCTGCCGCGCTGCGTACTGCTCAACTTCGGATGTCAGGAGCGTTTCAAGGGCCGGTTGCGCGCTGACCGGCAAAATCTCCAGCAGCTGCGCGTGGCGACGCATTTTCCTAATGGCTCCGGGATCCTGTCTTGAATTTTGGTAGCTGATAAAGACACCGAGAAACGGAATAACGATTGACGCCATCAGCGGCACCCAAGTTTCGTTCATAGAGGCGATCCTACCCAATGGACTGACTGGCAGATGACGGAGTATCTAGCCATCGAATACAACCCCCAGCCCTTGGCCACGGCACCCGAAACTACGTGGCGGAGGCTAAACGTCCCGGTCCACGTCTCTGCGGATCCCTTTGGCCACGCTCAAGAGGAAGTCCCGGTACTGCGGCGTGGCGTCCATTAGGCCTTCATCGATGTCCTTGACGATCTCGTCAATACCCTCGGGTGAGGTGGTCCAGGCTGCCGGATCAATAGGCGCCACGGTCAAGAGCTCTGGACAGTCAGACCGGCAGCAATCGCGGTGGCCACAGAATCCGGTGCATTGATGTAACCCGTGGGGAAGTTTGTTCCAAGCACCCGGTTGATTTCGACCGTGTTTTGTTCGGCCGTTCCAGTCTTGAGGAAGTAGCGGATGCCTGCCGCGTTGGCGCGGTGCGCGTGAGCGACGCCCTCGAGCTGTTCAGCTGTTGACTCGATCACCTCTCGGGGACCGCTCACCGCTTCCTCGGGCGCTTCGACAAACTTCACACCTGCAAGGGCTTCGAGTTTGTCGAGGAGATCCTTGACCGCGGCCTCGTGCTTCTGGTAGCGCTTCACGGCGTCCACTTCGGCCCTGTCTGACTCGTCGGCTTCCAAGCTGAGCACGGCGATGCGCGCCGCGTTCAGCTGCTTGCCTGCCTCGTTGGCTGCCTGGTCGTATGCCCGGGCTTTGCGTTCGAGTGAAATAACTTTGAGGCTGATGCTGTCGGCTGCGGTCTCGTCGGCGAGAATGGCGGCGCCGGCCGTGGCGTCGAGTGCGGCGGCTTCTGTCCGGGCTGTTGCCGCCTTGGCCTGCCATTCGGAGACGGTGGCCTCGGCCTTGGTGACGTTGCTCTGTGCGCGCTCGGCGCTGGATGAAAGAATTCTCATGGTGTCGTGGTCCTCTGGTCTATAGCTTGTGTTCGTTGATGGACATGATGGCGCCGCCGCGTCCCGCACGTGTTACGAAGTCGACGGACTCGGCGCGGTAGAACTGGGTGATGGTGTCGCCAACCTTGTCGGCCGTGGCTCGGATGCTGACGCCGATATGGTCCGCCATCGCGGCCAGCTGGTCCTTCCACTGAGGGAAGACCGTTGCTTCGGCGTAGAGCGCACCGTTCCGGAATACGGCGTCTGTTTCGAGTACGCCGGCCAGGTCCTTGACGCTGCGTTCGGGCCGGTCGTAGTCCTCGGTTTGGCTTGGGTGGTTCACGTACAGGTGTAGGCCCTTGTGGAAGATCTTGTCCTGGGCGGCCTGTTGGAGGACGGCGGCCGGGTAAGTACCACTCGATCCCACGCCTTCGTTGATGATGCGCAGGCTCATGCGACCGTTGGCTGGCATGGCGGCAATGGCTGTTGATTCGGTGACGATGCGCCGAATCGCGGTCTGGTTCGACTCGCGGACGTGGTGAACGCTAAGGCTGTTGGCTTTCACCGTGGCCATGCTGGCCACTGCTTCCTGTCGAACATCCTCGAACGGTGAGCGCCTGGCGGCGTACTCGTAGGCTTCATCGGCCATTGCTCTGGCTTCGTTCTCAGCGGCGTAGATGCCCTTGGTTTTATCAGCTCGCATGAGCGCTTCGGCTAGCGCCTTCACGGCCGCGTCGGCTTTGCCCTTGGCTGCCCAGGTCTTGGTTGCCTCGAATCCGTCGCCGCGTTCCTGCACTCGCATCTCACCGCGAGCGGGTGTGCGCTCTACGGGCGTGCCTGTGAGCATTTCTACGATGCGGTTGTTCTGGGCAGTCTTCACCCGGGAGGGTGCGCCTTCGAGCGCCCGTACGATGTCGTCGTCAGTAGTCATGATCTGTGCCTCCCCGGTGGGGTTAGTGTCTTTGTGCGTGGCGATTCTCGGCGCCGGATTGAGGAACAGCGCCGAGAACCTTACCCAGCCGGGGCCTCATGTGAGGCCGTCCATGTTCAGTCTCTCGGGTAAGAGATAGGCGGTAGTTCCGCGCTTCCGTTCGACGGCAATTTACGGCGTTTGTGGTGGGTAAGCGGTGGAAATGCCGAAGGGCGCCACCAGTGGTGACGCCCTTTTCCCTTTGATTCATTGAGTTTTTACTTGCTATGACCTGCTAACGGTCAATTCTCAGACCCTTCAGAAATGTCCGCCGCCAGCCTGCGCGCCTGCACGCTTTCCGGATCCAGTTGCCACTGCCTGCCCAGCTTCCGCCCTGCCAGCGTCCCGACGTCCGCCAGCTGCCTAACGCGCCGCTCACTGACCCCAAGGACATCTGCGGCTTGTGCGGTCGTTAGAAACGATTCCAGCGCGTCAACCGTCACGGCCACATCCTGAATCCCCACAACCTCCGGTGCCTGATTGCCCTTGCGGCTCCGATCCCAAACGGCGGCAGCACCCCGAATGTCGTCCAGAGTCTCAAGCGTGGCCGCACGCAACTCCGGCGGTAAGCCTCGCAGGCGATCGTCCACCTTCGTCAGCTCAATGAGGTTAGCGATGATGAATGCCGGACCGCCCGACACGTGCGCGCCCAAGCCACTCACCCGCGCCGGCCGATACCCGCTCAACCCGCAGCCCCGCTGGGTGGGACGTTGTTGGTGCGTATCGTGCCGCCGTTGTTGACGATGAGGCGGCGAATCGTGGATATGTGAGCGTCATGCTGCTTCGCTAGCGCTCGCATGGAGCTACCGCCCGCATACGCCGCCATGATCTCGGCCGAAGGAAGGCGCTCGGGAATCTCCGGCAGGCGCAACCCGGCTTTGGCCATGCGTTTGTAAATCGTCCTGCTGTTCGCGCCGGTTTTGTCCGCGATCTCCTGCACCGTCCGGCCCCATCTATGCCACGCCCTCAGCTGGGCATCGGAGAACTTCGCCGGTGTTGCATCGTTCCGCAGCTCCCCGCCGGCTGCTTTGATGGTCCGGTGGATGGTGGGCTTGGCATATCCGTATGCCAGGTTGATTGTCCGGATGCTCACGCCTGCCGCGTAGCCGTCGATGATGCCCCGGCGCTCCTCCGGTGTCAGCGGCTTACCCTTGGGTCGGGCGGGTTTGGTCATGGGGTTTCTTCCTTGGGGTGACGGTTGAGCGCGGTTGCTTGCCCCCGTAGGGGGAGGGTTGTTCAGCATGGGGGTTCCAGGGTCTCGGCGGTGTTGGTTTGGGCGCGTAGTTCGTCTAGCTGTTTTTTGTAGGTGGCGGCCCGGTTTTGGTGGTAGAACAGTTGTTCTTTGAAGTCATCCATGTTGGGTGTGGGGTGGTGGTTTAGACCGGGCTGGGGGTTGAGTCCGGCGCTTTTGGCTGCTGCCAGGATGATGTCGTTGATAGGTAGGTTGAGTGCTTGGGCGAGTCCTTCGAGCGTGGTGGCACCGGGGAAGGATTTGGCTTCTTGGGTGGCGAGTCTGTGAAGCATGCTGGCGCTGATGCGGCCGTTGGCGGCTTCGGCGAGTGCAACGTATGAGCGGGTGCCTTTGTGTTGCTGGATGAGCTCTTGGAGGTTGTTCATGCGGATTCTTCTTCTTTCATCAATCGTCTGAGTGCCTTCGATTGGCGTTCCCGCTCGTCTTCGAATGAGGTTTCGCCAGATGGTTCGGTCTCGCCCGCGTTGGTGAGACTAGAGGAATGGATGATTGGTATTCCTCGGGGTATTCCTCCTAGTGGTTCCTCAGTTCTCATAGGGGTGACGCCTGGGGTACCCCTGTTCTTACCGTGGGCGTCACCCTGCTGGGTGACATCTAGGGTCTTGGCTGGGGTACCCTGCGTGTCACCCTGCTGGGTGACAGCTGGGGTACCCCTGTTCACACGTTGGACCTTCGCCCAGCCGATGCCCCGGCCAGATCCAGAGGGAACAAAGGTCACTTTCGGATCCAGGGCAAGGGCATATTCGGAGCGGACATTCATCCGGGCCTGGCCGCTCGACACAACCGCTCCAGCTAGGCGCAACGCTTTCAGTGATCTCATGGCTGCACGCTTCGCAGCGTCTGGGCTGCTATCTGGATCTTGACCCAGGGCAGAGGCGATTGCCTCCCACCCTGCGAAGTACACCGGAGGGTCGTCTTTGTCGAGCGCAGTGTTAGCCATGTAAAGCAGCGCCCGGGCTTCCCTGTGGTCGAGCTGGCGCCAGTACACAAAGACTTTGGCGACGTTCTGCGCACCCATTAGGCGGCTCCGTTCGAGAGTTTCAGAGGGCCTATTAGGCGGCGGTGGTGAGCGGGATGCAGAGGCGGACTTCAAGGACGTTCAGGGCGGTGTCGAGGTCGTCGGCGTTGACCAGCCCGCTGCGTAGCTCATCAATGAGGAGGCGTAGCGCATGGGTTGGCCCACCGTCGTCAAGGTTGAGTCGGCGGACACCTCGGTCGTACTGGTGGGCAACAATGTCCTCGGCGGCCAGTTCCTCAAAGCAGTGTGGGAGAGTGCGCACCAAGCGGTCGATCTCCCTTTGCGGGATGATGTCCACGGGGTAGACGTCCTCAATTTCGTGCGGCGTGTCGTCGGTGGGCTCGATCGGGTTAGACATTGGCGAGACCCTCCGTCCATGACGCTACGACGTCGGCCTGCTCGGTGTGTTCGAGGTCGTCGAACATGATGGCTTCAGCCTCGGCAAGGTAGTGCTCATCGGTGGGTCGGTAGAGGCTGATGCGGCGTCGTTCGAGGTGGCACGGGTGGACAGGCCAAGTTTCTGGGTCCTGCTTCGGACTCGCGGCAGTGGCAAATAGTGCTTGGATCTCTGATGCGAGAGCCCCGTCGCGCTGACTGATGTGCATCTGTCCGGTGGCTGGCCAGTAGCTGATGTACCCGAAGAATCGGTAGGTGTTGCCATCACGGACGAGAGCGGTCCTCACCGGTGCGGGTGAAACCCAGTAACTGAGTCCCGGCATGATTTCGGCGGCGTCGACTGGTACATCATGGTTGTGGCCGTAGCCGCAGCAGCTCGTGTCGGTGTACTTGATACCGAGGCTGTTGCGGGTAGTGGGCGTACTTGTGGAGCCGTTGGTACTCTGGTGCATGTCTGATCTGCTTTCTAGCGGTTTGGCGTGGCGGTCTGGGTGATGTCTTGGCGGATGGAACCCAGGCCGTTTTTTGTCTTCTTGTTGCCTACCCATACTCGGCAGGCTCCCCCGGATCGTCCCGGGCGTTGTGACTCGTGGTAACCGACAGCTTGGATGATGCCGCGGCGGGAACCTTCCCGAAATAGCGGGCCCCATTGGTTCGGCTGATCCGGATCGCGAAGGCCTTGCCGCTGCTGCATCTGATAGGCATCGAACGGCTTTCCCGTCGCGGCTTGCGCCTCGAGCGCATCCATAGCGTCATCACCCCAGGTCAAGTCCTCAAGGATGGCCGGCCTGCTCATCGCTGCGGGTCCGCGGTGGTCTCCAGCCATGCGTTGATGTCTGCACGGGAGTAGCGAACGTGGTTGCCAATCTTGTGGCCACGAGGCCCAGTGTGGCGTGAGCGCCAAACATAGATTGTTTGCAACGGGATCTGCAGCTCTGTGGACAGCTGAACTGGCGAAAGCCACTCCGTGGCCGAGATTTCAGGGGTTTTGACCTGAGTAGTCATTGCTTTCCTTCCATATGGAACCCTCCGTCAGAAGGTGCCGGAGCGGTGAAATTAGCTAATCACGCATCGGCACCTACTGTCAACGCCTGCCAGCACCTCTTGCCGAACGGTGCCAAATGGTGCAATATGGACTCATGACATCGAAAGGCCCTAAGAAGTCCTCCCGCAAGAATCCGCAGTGGATCGAAGACGCGATGCCGAAGGATCGGCCAACCATAGCCTCGAGGACAGCCATGACTGGCGAAGTGGAAGTTGCGCCAGGAGTGATAATCCCCGATACCTATGAAACCTGGTGGCCGGACCGGGATGGATACGAGGTCGAGCTCAGCGCGAAGATCACCGAAAACTTCCGTATCGAAGTGTTCGAACTGACAGTCCGGCGCCGCGACGACGGGCCCGCGGTTACTGGTGAGGGGGTCCGTGGAATAGCTATCCAAGCTCTTGTCCGAGAGGTAATTCAGGGCCAAGTGAGAGACAGCTTCCATACCGACGGCCCATACGGAACAAAAGGCTTTGGGATGCTCCAGGAGAGTCAAGCAGAGCGGCTCCGCAAGCTAGGTCCAGCGCCAGAGACCCTCGAATGGGTGGCTCGAGTGTATAAAGTTGCCGAACTCCTCGATGAGCCCCCCACAGTATCGATCCAAGAAACATTTGGCATATCTCGAAGTACCGCCGGCGCGTGGATTGGCCGGGCCCGATCCGCAGAATTATTAGCGAAACCGAGGAATTCAAATGCCTAGACCACCGCTCCAAGTTGGTACGTGGGGGAAGATTAGTCGTGATCAGGTTCAGCCTGGTGTGTGGCGTGCGATGGCCCGGTTCAGGGATTTTGACGGGTTGACGCGCAAGGTTGAGGCGCGGGCCGCTACCGGCGCCAAAGCAGAGCGCCAGTTGGTGGCTTCAATGACTGACCGGGCAATGCCAGCCGGTGAAGACATCACAGCGGACACGCGCCTGAGTGCACTGGCCGTGGTGTGGTGGGCTGAGTTCCAGGACTTAGACCGGGCACTGAATACCCGCCGCCGCTATGAGGACATCAAAGAGGGGTACATCATCCCCGGTGTTGGTGGGCTCCGGATCCGTGAAGCTACCGTGTCGACGCTGGACAGGTTCTTGAAGACCATGCGCACTAAGCACGGGAACGCCACTGCGAAGCTCTGCAAGACGGTCCTTTCCGGGATGCTGGGCCTTGCAGCCCGGCATGGTGCCTTGGATGCCAACCCGCTGCGCGACGTCGCCACGATCCCAACCAACGATCACGAGGTGCGCGCCCTGACCCTCGAGGAGGCTGTTGCTTTCCGTGCCGGGCTCCGGCAGTGGGAGGCGGACAAGTCACAGGCCGGCCGCTACCCCACCGTGGACATGCTCGACGTTGTCGACGTCCTCCTAGCCACCGGCTGCCGCATAGGTGAAGCCATGGCCATCCGCTGGCCGGACGTTGACCTCAAATCTGAGAAACCTACACTTACGATCAACGGGACCATCGTCACGGAAAAAGGGAAGGGCTTAATCATTCAGGGCCATCCTAAGAGCACCAATTCCCGGCAGACTTACTTCCTCCCACCGTTCGCCATTGAGATGCTCCTACGCCGTCAGGTAAGCCAGCTGATAGGCAACCCGTACGACGTCGTGTTCCCATCCGCCACGGGCACGCTCAGGGACCCGAACAACTTCCGGAAGCAGCTGCGCGCTGCGCGTGTCAGCATCGGCTTCGATTGGGTTACGCCGCACACGTTCCGCAAGACCGTCGGTACGCTACTAGCAGGCTCCGAGGGCATGGCCGTGGCCTCGGCCCAACTGGGCCATTCCAGCGAGGCAGTGACCAGTAAACACTACGTCCAGAAAACACACCAGGCACCAGACATGACCTCCACGCTTCAGGCGTTTGCAAACGAATAGGACCAAAAATGACAACACAATTTGGCACTGCCTCATCTGTTACTGCGCTCGCCAAGACCATGCAAGAAGCCTCCCGGCGAGTTTCCACTATCAATACAATGAATCAGGACAGTCTGCAGTCCGTGCAAAAGATGGCTCGAACGATTGCGGAAGCGCAAGGATCCCTCGTCAGCATCCAAACGCGTAAGCATGTCATGAAGGCCCTCTCATCTTTTACGATGGGCATCAACGCTTCAATCGAAGAAACCCTTCGACCAAATTTTGTTGCAATGAACGCCTTGACTGGAAGCCTGAAACTAAACACTGCCGAGTCTCTGGCAAGGTCAGTCACTCCACTGCAGGAGACCATCGCAGCGATGATGCTCCCATCGCAGGCCCTCGTGTCGAACACCATGGCCGAGATGCTCAGCACGCAATTGAAGGCGACACTCAACCTTGCGGGCACAATGGCCAGTTTCGGCAAGCTCGCTTCCACGGCAGGTTCGTTCGCCGACAACGCGGTGGTTATTCGCTCTTCGCTTTCTGAAGTGCCAGGCATTCCTGAGGCTGTGGAGCAATTGACGGCAAGCGCCTCCCGCCGGATGCGCGGCAGCACAATCAGCTGGAACCAACTTGAGTTGGGTGCATACCTCGTCATTTTCATGATGATCATGATCATCACCGTCTACACAACCGGCTCACCTGAAGCCAACACTTTCCTAACGTGGACCGGATTCAACAATGCGGCCGGAGCGCACATTGTTGCGCATGCGGGCAAGAAGGGTATTCGCAAGCTGGCAATCAAGAAGGGCGATCCCAGACGTCGATGA